ATAAGGGCATAAAAACGAATTGTACATATATAGGGATTAAATGTTATTGATATGTAGCGAGTTATGAAAGTTGATAAAAAAACAATTTGTACATTCTGAGTGAATTTCATGTGAATATGAAGGCCGGGAAACCGGCTTTTTTTGTTGGGCTTTTTTCATGTTACATCTAAAATAAGAGAATACAAGGCTTTGTAGAGGCTGATAAAACTGCATTTTAGCACAATACTACAAAAAAACGACATAATGACGCTTGTTAGTGATAAAATCATGAAAAAATTGCAATGGGCATGCGAATGGGCATTCAAATGGGCATTCAAATGGGCTTGCAAAAACAAAGAAACTAATATCATTATAGATACCTATATTGATTAAAAAAACGACAAAAAAGCCGTAAAAATACACATAAGACACCCTATAAATCCATATTTATATTGGTTAATACATACACAATAAGCACAAAGACAGTTAATTAGTGTATTATTGGTATGAAAACTGTGCTTCTCTCCTGTTTTGGGAGGCATAAATTGTTTTTTCATCCCTCTGGCTCAGCGGCTATATGATAGCCTTCTCCTAACCTTTTTTGAAGATTCTTATATTGCTCACGACACGCACCGAGCTCAATTGCCAGGTCTGTTATCTTCTTATCTCTCTCGTTCATCAACTTCATGCATAGTTCTGAAAAATCAACAAGGCCCTCATTCCGCGTCACAAGCATCTCACCCCTACCAGTCAGCAACCAGTCGGCATTAAGATTCTCAAATGCGAATATTGTCTTTTCAAGCACTTCAAAGGAAGGATTGGTCTGACGTTTGCCTATTATATTTTGGATAACAGTATCCCCTACCTTGATTTTCTTGGCAAAAGCAGACTTATTCCCTCCAGAGAAATGAACAATTAGCGCATCGTATCTCTCCTTAATGTTCATTGCTTGTTAATAATTATTTTCGCATATGAGAGTAATTAATTCACGTAATGCTTGGAAAAGTTCGCATATGTGAATATATTTGTCACAATGTTATTACAAAATTACGGCGAAATGGATGACAAAAGCAAAATAATTGCTAAAAAAATGTACGGGGACCGCAAAACCATCGCTGAAATGATGGGTACAACCCCCGGAAATGTTTCGCAAATTATAAGGAGACCAGGTGCCAAGAGGCACAAAGAGGCCCTGGATGCGCTCAGTAAACTCATCGCAGCACGCGATAAACTAATTAATCAGTAAATCATGGAGTTCTACAACAATTCACTGGCAGTAGAAGCCGGATGGCTGATTAACGAGGGCCTTCTGAGCAAGCCTGGATACGACTCAATGAAGAGTCGTGAAAAGCTAAGGATAGTGCGCCGTGGATGTGCCAATACGCCGGCTCTCATTGATTATGAGAGCATACCGGAACGGTTGAGAATACAGATCGAAAAAAGGGTTGGAGACCCGTACCGGGTAGCGAGACTTAATCAGGTTGAACAGCGCATTGAACATAGTATCGAAATAAGTCGATTTTTCGACGATTTTGTTCTTCCGGACGGCAGACACCTGAAAAGCGAAAAACGCCGCGAATTATTCGCAAATGCGACAATTCTCAACGCAATTGGCAAAATGATAGCTGACAAGCGGGCAAAACGCAGCGCCCTCGGAGGTAAAGTGAAGCGGAAATGGGAGGATATTTGTGAAGCTGTCATGGACCTGGACCGCTCGAAATATCCCCACAATCTCCCCGCCAACCCCCGACGCTTGGAGGAAAAATACAAGCAGTACAGAAGGGAAGGACTCGAATGCCTTATTCATAAGAACTACATGAACAAATCGGCGGCTAAGATCGATGACGACGTTAAGGAATCGATCCTCGTAGAGCTCCTGGGTGACCCACGCAACCTGGACAATGAGCAGATTCGCAAGCTGTACAACGAGGTCGCGCTCAAAATGGCATGGAAAGTGATCACAGCTACGACGGTTGGCATCTGGAGGGAAAAGCTCGATGCAATTACTTATGCAGGCAGGCGCGGATCGGTCGCATACAGCAATACGAAGGCCATGCAGGTGAAGAGGAAAGCTCCCGGATCACCATTATATTATATAACACTCGACGGCTGGGATGTGGAGCTCCTATACCAGCGCACCGAAAACGGCAGAACTACTTACCATCACCGGCCTACGGTTGTGATAGTGCTCGATCCCTGCTGCAAGTATCCGCTTGGCTTCGCTGTTGGTTCGCATGAAACTCCCGAGCTCATCAAGGCGGCCCTCCGGAATGCATCCAGGCACACAATCGAGCTATTCGGCGACATGTACCGGGCCCATCAGCTACAATCGGACCGGTATGCACTGAAATCGATGCTGCCTTATTATGACACCATTGCCGAGAAGGTCACACCCGCGCGCGCACGCAACGCGAAGGCAAAGGTCATTGAGCCTTATTTTCACTACCTCAATAAGACCTACTGCCAGTTGATGCCAAACTGGTCAGGTTTCGGGATCACCGGCGATGCCGACAAGCAGCCAAATATCGAGTTTCTGAACAAGTTCCGGCACGACTTCCCCGACTTCGACGGGGTGTGCAAGCTTGTTGAAAATATCATCATGCGCGAGCGTGCTACTAAGGTGCAGCAGTATGCATCGCTCTGGAATGAGATGCCCGAAATAGACCGTATCGCCATGAAGGCCGAGAACTACCTCCTCTGGTTCGGTGAGAAAACCGGATTCACGAACATGCTGGTTGGATCGGGGCTTCACCCCACCATCGGAGGGATCAGGCGCGACTACGACTGTTTCGATCTTTCTTTCCGCGAACACTATTCAACCAGGTGGGAGGTGCTGTACGATCCTGACGACCTGACCAGGGTGCTGGCAGTAAACGAAGACCAGACGCTCCGCTATATACTCGAAGAAAAATACGTTCAGCCGATGGCGCTCAAAGAACGCCAGCCCGGCGACAGCGATCAGTTGCAGCGGATTAGGGAATATAACAAGGCGCTCGAGTCGAAGGTGATTGATACCCGCGCAAAGTCTGCGGAGCTGGTCCGCGCTACAATCGAAGCAAACCCGCAACTCGAGGAAACTACGCTACGCAAGCTTCTTATCACCGACTCGCGCGGACAGCATAAGAACCGCCTCGGCGAAGCGAAAAAAGCACTGCCGGCACCTGCCGATAAGGCAACAGATGCCACTGAAGAAGATTTCTGGAATATGTACTAAGCTCAATATTATTGTTATGGAAACTATCGAAAAAGACAGAATCAGCAACAAATTGCGGCAGTATTGCGATCGCTACGAATCGCAGAACCGCGCCGCTGCCTCACTGAAAGGTGTAAGTTCAGCCACCATCTCGCAGATCCTCGCAGGGAAAACCGACCTCATTTCGGAAGAGATGTGGCGCAACATTGCAAGCCAGATCGGAGTGAAAAGCGATAACTGGAAAGTTGTCGAAACCCGCGACTACCGGCTGATGACCCGCTTTCTTGACGATGCCAGGAAAAACAATCTGGTAATGGCCATCACCGGAGCCGCGGGGTCAGGCAAATCGTTTGCCGCCCGCCACTTCACCGAAACGCACAAACGTGTGTACCTGCTCTCGTGTAACGAGTTCTGGAACAAAAAGACGTTCCTTCAGGAGCTCCTCGCCCAGATGGGCCGCGAATCGGTGGCCGAATCGGTCAACGACATGGTCAACGAAATCGTCAGGATGTTGAAAATGCAGGAGAACCCCCTGATCGTCCTCGATGAAGCCGACAAGCTCAGCGACCCGGTATTCTATTTCTTCATCACACTGTACAACCATCTCGAGGATGAATGTGGTATTGTTTTGTGCGCTACCAACTTCATCGAAAAGCGCCTCCGGGCAGGACTCAAGCGCAACAAGAAGGGATATCATGAAATATGGAGCCGGATCGGGCGCCGCTGTATCGAACTGAAAGGCGTAGGCGCTGCCGACATCGCTGCTGTATGCGAAGCGAACGGGATCACCCAGGCGCGCGAAGTCGAAAAAGTAATAGAAGACTCAGAGTCGGACCTGCGCCGGGTAAGGCGGAAAATACACTCACTGAAGAAAGCACAGGAAGCAGCCAGGAACCTGGAACCTGTTAATTAACTGACGTTCATTGAACTATTGATATGCGTATTAACCGGGCACTGACCGTACGCGACCTTACTGCCTACCGGGCCAAGGTACTGCCTTTCGCCGGGCATTTCCTCGAAGCCTTCGGGAGGCCTGAACTGCGCGGCTCGTGGATCATTTGGGGAAACCCCGCAAACGGGAAAACCAGGTGCGCACTGCAGCTTGCGAAGTACATGGCCGGGTTCACGAAGGTTGTGTACGACTCGCTCGAAGAAGGGCTGAGCCTGTCGATGAAAAACGCTGTGATCGGGTGCGCAATGGCCGACGTGTCGCGGTCGTTCCTGCTCCTCGACCAGGAGCCGGTGACCGACCTCACCGAGCGGCTCAAGCGCCGCAAAAGTGCCGACGTTGTTTTCATCGACAGCCTTCAGTACACCGGCATCACATACGCTGAATACAAGCGCCTCCGCGACACATTCCCGCATAAGCTTTTCATTTTCGTTTCGCACGCCGATGGAAAGGAGCCGAAAGGGAATGTCGCAAAATCGGTGAGGTACGATGCCTTCGTGAAGATATATGTCGAAGGGTACAAGGCATTCCCGCAAAGCCGGTACGGAGGAGGTTCTGAATATGTAATATGGCCCAAAGGGGCTCAGGATTATTGGGATTATAAGTAAACAACATGCAGACTACAATTGACAAACAGAGAAATATCCTGATCAAGCGGTACCACACACTGCTTGGAAGGCTGAATATTACCAACGACGAAAAGCTGGTGATATTAGGCGCATACGGAGTTGAAAGCGGGCGCGACCTTTCGGTCGAGCAACTGATCGACCTGTGCCGGCGCCTCGAAATGATGCTGGTCCCCGGACTGTACGAAGCCGATCGGTGGCGCAAGCGCGTCATTGCTTCGATCGGCGGCTGGCTGCGCGCGCTCGGGAAAGATGGGCGGAACCTCGGCGAGATCAAGGCTATTGCCGCACGGGCTGCCGGGGTAAAATCGTTTTACGAAATACCACAGGAGCGCCTGCGCTCGATCTACTACGCTTTCCGGAAAAAACAGAACGATTTGAAGTTCGCCGAAGAGCTTACCGCTGAAGAAATCAACCTTCTAACCGCGCAAAACTAATGGAAGCTTTCTTATATGTATACATCCTGATCAACCTGGCGGCGCTGGCTTTCGTGCTCATGCGGGTTGAAAAAATGAACGAAATAATCGATAACCCGCACGGGCAGCGGGTGTGGGGAACGTTTGAGGGCGAGTTGTTTAGCGGGTATATCGAAATGATGTTCAGCGATGGTGAGTACCTGATCATGACGCCAGACAAGGCTGTCATACTTCAAACATGGCAATTCAATCCAAACATTTTCTGATGGCTTACAACCGACACAACCTGCTTTGCCGGATAGTTGAAATCCAGGAAATAACCCTTGCTGAAAAAAAGCACGGCAGCACGCAGAAATGGATATACGACAACATTATCCATCCCCGGTTCAGGATATCGAAATCGACATACGACCGGTACCTCGGTATCCCGGCGCGAAGGCAACTGAAACAATACACTAACGAATGATGGTACTGCAAATACATTTCACACCCGACGAAATCCGTCAGTTTTTTCTCGAGAACGGGTACACCGTCATTGAACAGGCTTACGGGCGCTGGGAAACCAGGCACGGAAGCGCACAGGAGTGGGTCACCTACATGGCCGACTCGGTAGTGGTCGACAATAAGTCGGTACGGGCCGACAAGCTCTTCGAGCGCATTGCAGAGCACAGGATCAAGTCAATGCTTGCACCGCGCAATTATGTAACACAGCAGATCATTCTACAGCAGTTCAACCGCCTTTCAAAAGGCAATTAAACTACGATTAATGAGCGAAAATAACACCGGCACAATTGCCATTTCCTACCTCGTCGATGCTTACAGGCACTCGCAATTCAGGGTGAAGCACCTGCAGTACATACTCGAGGAAGACCGTAAAAAACACCTGTCACGTACCGAGGAAGCGATCAACGGCTGGAAAAAGCACGGCGAACTGATCCTGGCACAACTACAGGAATATGCCGATGCGAATAAAGTGAAATTGTCTGAAATACTGGATAATACAAATCAACAATCAAAATGAAAACAAGAGAGAAAAAAGTGGTTGTACAGGGCGTCACCCGCGAAGTGTTCGAGGAAAACTTCGCAAAGTATGCCCGCGCCGATGCGCAAATGCAGAACATAACATCGAAAATGGATGTCGAAATGTCGCGGATCAGGGAGCGTTACCAGGATGCTATCAACAACCTGCAAAAGTCGAAAGACGACGCCTTCGAGGTGATGCAGGTGTGGGCGATGGAAAGCAAAGACGAAATGTTTGCGAAGAAAAAATCGATCGAAACGATCCATGGCACGGTCGGGTTCCGCACCGGCACCCCGAAGCTGAAGCTTCTGAAGGGCTTTACCTGGGGGGCAGTGACCAACCTGCTCAAGGAGTTCATGCCCGGGTACGTGCGCGTGAGCGAGGAACCTGCGAAAGACAAGCTCCTGGCCGACCGCGAAGTTCCCGAGGTGGTTGAGTCGTTCCGCAAAGTTGGCATCTATGTCGACCAGGACGAGGTGTTCTATGTTGAACCGAAAAAGGAAGCCGCCGAGGTAGTTGCCTGACACGATTAACGGCTACGGGCTGCCGCAAATGCCTGCGTTCTTTTTTCAATATTCGGACAGCGGGGCGCTTTGAACTTAATTGATTGCGATTTTTTTTTTCTGGAAGGCGTCCCGCACACTGCGGGGTGGTGTAATGGCAACATACAAGGTTCATGCCCTTGCGACTCCGGGTTCGATTCCCGGCCCCGCTACACATTCACAAAAAACAATAGCTATGAAAAAACTGATCGTTATCGGCTTGCTGCTACTTTCATCAACATTCGCCAGGGCGCAGTACCTGGTTGTGCTGAAAGAGCACGGCGTTACCCGGTCGTACAGGTGCGACTCGCTCCGTGCCGACAGCCTGATCCGGAACTACCTGCCCGGGAAAAACTTCACCTCCGCACAGGCGCTCCCATTTTTCGAGTACCGCGAAATACACCATTATATATATGTTGAACTCAAAAAAAGTAAAAAGTTATGGAAATCGAAATTTTCGACGCAGCAAAAATCCGCACGCGGAGAATCTACTTCCCGGCGGTGACAATCCAAAAAAGCGGGTTATTTCAATTAAACCACGAAGCAGCCGAGGCCTTATCGCTGGCCGAAGGGCACAAAGTAAGCCTGGTCCGCAACAAAGAAAAGCCAAAAGACTGGTACATATTGAGAGACGCAAGCGGAGTTGATCTGCGAAAATCATCACAGGGGTTTTTAATTTTCTCGGCAAAAATTGTCCGCGATCTGATGATCGACGCCATCCAGCCCAAGAACCCCACGATGCGCTTCCGTGTAGCCAGCCAGCCCGAGCGGGTCGGCGACAAAATGCTGTATGCAATATTGACCACGAAAACGGTATGAAAAATTTTCTGCAACGAAAGCAGGAAGGGATCAACCCAGCGCCTGCAAAAACACAAATACTGCTCCTTACTGCTATGCACGAGCGCCCTCTGATTTCAGAGTTGTTCGCAATTGCTGCAACCCGGCTGAAAAAAGAAAATGACTCGAAATACGATGTTACTATTGTGAGCTTGGTTAGCGACCCGGAGTCGCGGCTGGTGTGCGAGCGTTACGGCATCGAAATAGTCAAAACCGTGAAGCGCCCCCTCGGGCGCAAGTGGAACCAGGGCATCGCTACGGTGCTCGAAAGGTACACCTTCGACTATATGATGCAGATGGGCGACGACGACATTATGTCCTCATCGCTGCTCGACCTGTATGCCCCGGCCATTGCCGCCCGGCTTCCCTATTTCGGGATGAAGAAACTCTATTTTCTCGATGCCCTGAGCAACATGGCCACCCGCTTCACTTACAAGCACGAGACCAACAAGCTGGTGGGCTGCGGGCGTATGTTCCTGCGCAGCGCGCTCGAGGCTACCGGGTACCACACCGGGATTATTCCCCGAAAGAGTTGCCAGTACATTGGAGTGAAGCTCGAGAAGTCGGTGCCGGTATACCTGCCAACTTACCAGGCCAAATACCTCGACGCAATGCACTATGCCGACATTCATGCCGGCCAGCGCTTTTCACTATTCGCCGATGGGCTGATGCGCGGCCTCGACAACCACAGCGAAATGTCGATGGTGATGAACAACTACTTTCCGGCGGTGATCGAAACCGAAAAGCCGCTGATAACCGACGTGAAAAGCCGGGTGAATATCTGGCGTTTCGACCAGTTTTCGCACCTGGGCGAAAGCTGCAAGCCGTCGGCAGCAATGGCCCACTGGGGTGATGATGAAAAAGAATATTATACAAAATTATGTGAAACACTGAAAAAGAAGATATGAACTACTACGTAATTGCAAAACACGAGGTTATTTCGCCATGCCCTGCCTGTAACGGCGACCGCGACGGAAAAAAATTATGCACAACCTGCGGTGGAAGTGGGAAAAAAATTACAAAAAAGCAATTTGAGATACCGCTCTCGATTGCTATGAAGGCCATCACAACTCAGAGGGTCGAAAGTGAAAAAAACCTTATTGACACAAATGTTGATTTCTTGATCGACAGGTGTTGTGAACATTTCAAGATATCGCGCAGCGATATTCTCAAAAGACGGCCATCTCGCGACGTCAGCGACATACGCTACATGATATATTACTATTGCACAAAGTCCCTAAAATTGACCGGAAAAACAACCGGGAAAATTATCGGTAACTTCTGCCGTACTACCGTCACACACGGAACGCAAAAAGTGCAGGAATGGATCGACTTTGACCCGGAGTTCAACCGCAAATTCAACGAATTTCTGACAATCATTCAAAACAATCAATTATGAAAAAACGACTTACAATCAAGGGTGAAAAGTTCACCTACAAGCTTACTATTTCTGAAAAGCGGATCGACCTGGAGGCCGGTCCCCGGAATTTCTTCGCAAATTACCCATTTCTGAACAGCGACACGGGGTACCTTACCGATGTGCCGGGCAACTATTACCGGCTGATGATGTACATTCTGCTGTCGAAGCTCGATGTGATTGGCGAAGCGCGCGAAGCCTGTACCCTGCCCGACGACCCGCAGCCGCTGATATCGTACTCGGGTGGGACCGACTCGACTGCCCTGCTGGTTGCCACCGGTGGGCTGCCGGTGCATATATGCCGCTCGTTCCAGCCCTGGTACAACAGCCGCCAGCTCCGTGCCTGCAAGGAAGCGGGTGCACTGGTGCTGACAACCGATTTTGAGCAGGTGCGCGAGGTATTCGGGTACCGGCACGGTTTCAACATCGGCATCGGGTACATATGCATGTATATTCCGCTGCTGCCGCTGCTCCGGAAAAACACCATTGCCCTGGGCACAATCCTCGAAGGCATTGCCTTTCATTACGCCATGCCTTTCACCTTCCGCGACGATTTCACGGGGACGAATATTATGAAGGTGATTGCGGTGATGGAATCGTATGGCATCCGCATCACCCTGCCAATGGCCGGTTACAGCGAGGTGCTTACGGTGAAGATTGCCGAAAGCGGAGAGGTGAAGAACTATACCAGCTGCCACCGCGAGGGACCGGGGCCTGCTTGCCGGGTGTGCTTCAAGTGCTTCCGAAAAGAGGCGCTGCGCGGTTACCCGCTCGACTTCGGGAACCCCGATCTGCAGAAGGTTGTGCTGGCACACATGCGGAAGGCACCTTTGCATGTGGCAACGTCGTTCATATATGCCGTGCAGCAGGCGGGATACAAGCACCCCGAACTGCAGCGCTATATGGATATCGACGTTACGTTCTGCCGCCGGGTGAACCAGCCCATCACCGAGCAGTTCGGTGGCGTGCTCGCGCCTGGTTTTGCCTGGCAAACCGAGGCCGACCGGGCTGCGATCGACAGGTTTGTTGCGAAAATTAACGACCCGGGGCTGTATGCCTTTTAACCACTGAGTACACAGAGAAAAATATGAATTTTGCATTGATAGGGGCTGCCGGATACATTGCCCCCCGGCACATGCAGGCAATCAAGGAAACGGGGAACCGGCTGGTTTGCGCGCTCGACCCGCACGACGCGGTGGGTGTGCTCGACAGCTATTTCCCCAATGCGCAATTCTTCACGCAACCCGAAAAATTTGAGACTGAACTGGAGCTACTGAAAGAACACGCAAAATGGAAAATTGACTATGTGAGCATCTGCTCACCGAATTACCTGCACTACGACCATATTCGCATGGCGTTGCGCAACGGTGCCGATGCGATTTGTGAAAAGCCGCTGGTGCTCAATGATTGGCAGCTTGACAACTTGCTGAAATTGGAACAGGAAACCGGGCGTAGGGTGTACACGGTGCTGCAACTGCGCTACCACCCCGAGGCAATCAGGCTGCGAGAGATGGTGCAGAATGCGTTTCCGAGACTTCCGTGGCAGGTTAACCTGGTGAATATTACCAGCCGCGGTCTATGGTATTATGCATCATGGAAGGCTGATGAAAACAAAAGCGGGGGCCTTGCATTCAATATTGGCATTCATTTCCTCGACTTACTGCAGTGGGTGTTTGGTGAGTACCACTGGCATGAGCCTGTACGCGACCCGGTACAGGGAAGGATTATTGTGAAAATTGCATTCCTATACGCTACGGTGCACTGTATTATCAGCATCAATAAGGATGATATTCCCCCTGTGCCTGCGGCGATGGGGAAAAGAACCTGGCGCCGGCTGACTGTCGACAACGAAGTGTTCGACTTTTCGGAAGGGTTCACGGGGCTGCATACGAAAGTGTACAGCGAAATACTCGCCGGGCGCGGGTATGGCATTGACGATGCAAGGCAGAGCATTGAGATAGCTGAGAAGCTGAGATAACGTTACGCAGGTATGGTTAGTTGCCTGTTAAATAACCCACTAACTTTAATACGAGTGATAAATTATAAATAAACTAAATAGTGAGCGATATGAAAGCACAAGACATTTACCATAAAATGAGAGCAATTGCAGAAGATTACCATGCTTATACAGACCAACTAATCGCAATTGCGAAATGGATAGAAGCAGAATTTGACTATAACCCACAGAAGTTAGCGAACGGTGCTAATATGAGAGAAAGGCAATTAACTATACCTGATGTTAGCAAATCGGTTTGTGATTGTCCTGAAAATTGTAGAACGCAAGAGGATGATATGTTATTTTGCAGTAAATGTGGAGCAAAGTGGGATTAAAACTGTTTGCTAACTACGATATTACTACAATGTACGAAAATAATATTATGTAACATGAACGAAGAAATCATTACCTGTCTGGATCACGATTGGTGGACACGCCACCGCTGGGGCTCGGTGCACCCCAAGCCGGGCCCCCGTGCCAACTGCTGGTACGACCCCTCGGCAATTTCAGTTAACGCCGGCGGGGCTATTACCCTGAACGTACACCGCAACCCCCGCGCTTTCAACATCGATGGCGCCACCATCCATGCCGACTATGGCGCAGGGTTGCTGTGCAGCGTGAGCGATTTCAGCTTCGGGCGCTACACCCTGGTAGCTAAGCTGCCAGCCGGCAACTACCTGTGGCCGGCTTTCTGGCTCTACTGTGCCACACCCGGGCGCCCCGAGGAAATTGATATTTTTGAGGCTTACTCGCGCAATACCGGTTACCGTGTAATGGGCGGCTGGTGGGGCCGCAAGTTCCGCGGCTGGGACATCCGCAGTTGCCTGCACACCGGCACCAGCGAGGCGAAGCTGCGCCCGCAACAGGCACGCTACCCTGGCGCAGATCTGTTCGACCTCGACCCCACGCACAACTTTGTGAAATATGAATTCATCTGGACCCGCTCCATGATGGCCTTTTTGCTCAACGGTGTTGTGGTGCGCAACATCACCGATGCGGCCATGCTGGCCCACTTTGCGCGCTACCCCGAGGCGATGGTCATTATCAACAACCACATCGACGGCAGGTACTATCGCAACTTTAACCCGGCGGGGAGCACCCCGTTTGTGATTGCAAAGTTTGAATATGAGAAATATTGATTAACTTTGAGAGTCTTACAACACCCGCCTACCGGCAGGCAGGAAGTTTCACCAAGTTATTTCACACTTGTCCCGATTTTTTCGGGAGAGTTACACAGAGTAAAACATGAAAAAATCAGCATTCTTTATGGTTGCGCTGCTGTGGGCAGCGCTGGCACAGGCGCAGGCGCCCGCGCGCGAGGAAGCAATGAGCTTCTTCGTAGCATCGAAAAACGTGAACTGCGAACTGGCGACAAACACTGAAAACTGCACGGTGTACTACGAGATACTCCTCCAGAACCGCACCCGGCAGCGGGCCGATTCGGTGTTCGGTTCATTCTTCGTTGAAAAAGACGGGAAGAACCTGGCAATTGTCGATTTCGAGTGTTACCAGGCAATGTCCCCGCAGGGCATTGCCATGGTGGTGAAGCCGGTACGGTACAACTTCCTGCGCAAGGATGTATATACCCTTCGGGAAATTGAATCAGTTGCATCCTGGGAAAAAATGAACAGGGAGCTGCTCGACACTGATCTGAAAAAACTGCAAATCACTCTCCATTACCTACAGGTTAATTATCAGGGAGGAAAAATGGCTGAATACAACGAGTGATGAAAAGCTCTATTGATGCAGCCCTTCGCCGCCGGTTCCCACCCTTTCTATGGTGGATGGTGGTTGCGGTCATTGCCGGGGCGATTGTTTTTGTATTACTCACTCGGTAATTTTTGAAAAAATAGAAATATAATGAAAATATTTCTATTTTTTTTTGGTGGTTTCAAAAAAAAGACTTACCTTAGTTGCATAATTAACGGTGGGCTGGATACCAAAACAAGTCTGAAAGGCATCAGCAAAACAAAATGACATTCTCGAAAACTACCGAAAAAGCACAGATCACTGTCAGCTTCAGCTATGAAGAATCGTGCAAAAACGTCTACAAGCACTTCGGTGTTGTGATTAATGGAAAAAACTCGAACATCAAGGGCCTGCGCCGTTTCCTTACCAATCCAGACAATGCACCTGACATCCTGACTGCGAATACCTATTTCTGGCATTCATGCAGCTCGGCCCCAGGTCGCCGCAGCAACGAGAACAAAAGGATGAACCAGGTACGTGCTTACTTCATCACTGAAGGTTTCACTGAAGCATAGAAAACAAACCGTGCCCGGCGGATTCCGGGCAACTTTTTTTCAACGCAAAAATGAAAAATTACAATTATTTCTATGATGGGCAGCCAATCCCGAGAAATCAATTTGTGGCTGCAGTTCCCGAAAACTGGGAACAGGAGGTTGAAAATGGAGAATACTCGTGGGGGTATTTTCGCGCTGTTGAAATCGAAACTAAAATCGAAGAATAATTAACCGGCGTGCCAGACAAGCCCTGAGCGTAGTCGAAGGGTGCCACTACAAGTCCCCAGGGCAGGGGCAAACTAACATGAATATACTACAATTGAGCGAACGGGCAGTGAAGTTCTACGAAGCTTCGCGTCCACGCAACCTGTATTCAGGTTACGAAAAAAATGTTCTGGTGAGAAACGACAGCGAAAGCTGCCTTTTTGTCGATGCCCGGTATATGCCGGCTACAGGCGATGTGATTTTCAGGGTAAGCACAATTAACCAGGCTACGAAAATCGATCTGAAATATAGTGCTCCTGAAGAATCGCCACTTCGCGGAAAGTTCTCGCGCGAAGAGTGGATCGAGATGATCGACAAGATGAATGGGGTACTTGCAAGCTCTGAAATCGATCCCCGCGAAGAAGTGGCGGGGGAGCTTGAAAACGATGAACTTGCAGCGAAGGTCAGAGAACTGTCGAAGCAGGAAGGCGAGGCGTTACTGACTTCAATTGCCGGGTTCTGGGACAATGAAAAGGCGCTCGAGAACTTCATCGCGAAAGTGCTATGAATAGGCAATCGGTCATCATATTGATCAACGAAGGGAAAGAGCCTGTGTGCCGGGGCAACCTGAAAAAGCTATGCCTCGAATTCGGGCTACCGTACCACAGCCTGAAGGATAAGGATTTTCCGATTGTTTTCAGGGATATGGTGATATACCGTGTACCTTTCAGGTAATTTGATTTTTTTTCAAAAGAAAAAGCCGGTTTCGCCGGCTTTTTTTATTCTTCTTCTTCTTCTTCCTCCTCCTCCTCGTACAGCTCTTCGGTGAAGGTTGTCTGGTAATTGATCCGGAATACCTTGAGCCCGTCCTTGCGCCGCTCGGTGGTTGCCGAGGTTCGGCTCAATTCCGACAGCTCACCGGTTGCCCAGCCCTGGAGGGCCGCATGTACTTTTGCAACCACGTTGAATATTGCAAGCGCATCCTCGCGCACGGGGCTCAGATGGTTCGTGTTGCCGGCTGGCAAAAAGGCAAGGCGGAGCTGTATGTTGCACGTTACATCCTGCTCGCCGCCGCCGGTGTCGTTGCAGGCAGGCAGGGTGATATCGACCAGGGCGGCAGGGAATGCCACCGCGGGGCGCTCGCCGGCAAGGTCGAGCTGGCCGGTGTCGAAATCGATCCAGGCAAGTTCTGTGACCGCATCTTCGAGGCGGTCGCAAATGGCTGTGAAAACGTATTGGTTCATGGCAAGAATATTAGCGGTGAATAATTGAATTCAGATGCGCCACAATGCGGTCGTATATTTTGCGATTCAGCACTTCCGATTCTCCCACAAATTGCCGCTTCGGGATCGTGGTATTGCGGGCGCGCCCGGCATCGGTAACCCCGAAATTATGCACCGAGGCATAATTAGTGCCAGCCCCTACGTTCAGCGGATTGGCCGACACTACCACCCTGCCCGGCTCGGTGGTGTATTCGATGCTCTCTGCCAGCAGGCCGGTGCGCCCGGTAAGTATTTTGCGGGTGGCATCGGCGCCTTTTCCTTGGCCCATGCGGCGCTTCACTTCCTTCCACCGGTCGAGCGACTTGTCGGTGAAACCTTCATTCTGAAAGCCTTCCTTGTAATGGTTCACCGCTTCGACGCCCACAATGTCGGGGATATCGGTTTCGATTGCATCGCCCAGCTCACCGGCCAGGCGGTCGAAATAGCGGCTCAGGTCGTCCATTGTCATGGCTGGTTGTTTTTCGATGCAAAACTTTCGATCTCGGAGCGGTCGCCATCGGGGGCATCCTTGTAGTAGCCGGTTTCTTTCGTGTTCACAAACTCGGCGCTTTTGCCCGGGTTGTTGCGGAACTGGGGAGGTGTGTCGGGCCACTCGAAGCCTGCCGGGATGGGTGTTACTTTGCGCGCAGTTTGCCGAACACCGCACAGGCAATTCCAATCGCTCGGCGGCATGATTATATTCCACACAGGGTCATCCAGAGCAAACACCAGGTGCCAGAGCACGCGGTGCGAGTCGCGCGGGTCGGCTGCACGGCTGGGCATGTACTCGAGGTTGGGGTAGATGTGCCTGGTGCGCTCATATTTTTTCCAGTTCACGGCCATGCGTGCACCGCGTACGGCGGTTGTGTACTCGGTTTGCAGCCAGTTGGTATTGTAGCCTTCGGAGAGCTTCAGCGCTTCGGTTTTGAACTCCTCAAAGGAGCGGATGGAGCCGTCGTCTTTGTGCAGCAGGCTTACCATGTCGGCGGTTTGCCGGTGGTTTTTGAAAGCAGCGAAAACGGCTGTGTTCGAGCTGAACTGCTCCGTGAAGTCAGCATTCTGCCGGTTCCAGGCAGCACCGGCTTGCTTGAAGGTTCCGAGCACAGCCGCCTGGAGGACCCGGTTTGTGAGATCGAACAGGTGCGGTTCAATACCGGCAATATTCCCGATCCGGCCTTTCGAGTCGAATATCGAGGTTATTGCCTTGTTTACGAGCTTGTCGATGTCGATTATTTTCGTAACATCATTCGAAGAAAGGCCGATTGTCCCGCGCTGCGGGACGCCTGCGAAAAAACGGAGCGCCCTTTCCATCCAGGAGTCGGTATTCTTCACCGATTTCCCTGGTTTCTTCCCACCAGGAGGCGTTTCTTCCTCTTCTTCAGTACCCATTTCTCCGGGGGCCGGTACGGGCGAAAGATCGAAGCTTTGCCTGCGGGCAATTGCTTCGCCTGCTTCGGGCATGGGTATGCTGTACTTGTCGTGCAGGAACTTGGCGGGAATTTCGAGGATATCGCTGAGCTGCACAATGTCGGCAACGGTGAGCTCCTCGGGCGACTCGGGGAACACGAACTTTCCGCCCTTCACCGGGAAGCCGCGCTTTTCGAGCAGCGGCAGCACTGTGAAGTTGAGCACCCGCTGAACGAAGCGCAGGTCGGAGCGGTGCTTTGCCCCTTCAACATCCTGGTGAACTTCGCCGAGCGAGCGGGCGCCGGTTTCGTTCTGCATTGTGGTAAGCGTTTGCCCGAGGATGGTGATCAGGATTTCCTCGTTACAGGCACGGCGGAAGTCGTTGTAAGCAGCCCCGTCGCCGGTAGAGCCGGCATTGGTGGTTTCGACCTCGGTTTCCTTCGGGATCACAATCCAAGGAGCCGATCCGGCGTTCTCCATCGCCTCTTCGAGCAGGCGGCGGTTGTCGACATCGAAGGCGCTGTACTTGCCTACCCGCTGCGGCATACCGAAAAGCTCGAGCCACTGCGCATAGTCGCCGAAGCCCCCGCGCTTGTATATCGTGTAGGGAGCGGCTTTCAGGAGGTATCCGAACTTGCGCGGTGCACCGATTATGAGGAGATGGTCATCGCCATCGTATGGGATTCCCGATTCATCGGAGTCGTTGATCAGAATGGTGTGGTTCTCGACCTTGATGTGCTTTGCCGGGAATGGGGTGAACGTGAAACCAGGCAACCCGGAAGGCATAACTGCCGTAAAGTCGAACTCACCCCCTGCGCGCCCCCACATGAGCGACTGCATGATTGTTTTCAACAGATCCTCGAATGCCGAGGTGTCGATGAGCGCAGTGATATCGTCGACATCTTTTCCGGCTGCATCCTGGAACGTGAGGGCCGAGTTCGTGATAGCGTCGATGCGCTTGTCGACTGCATCGCTCAGCACCCCGTCGATGAGCAGGTCGTCGAAAAGGTCGTAAAGTGATTTCACGCGGCCCATGTCGGCGCTGCGCAGGGCAGTGCGCCAGGTGCCCACGTCGCTGGTGTTGCGCGAGGGCGACTTGATGATGATCTGCCCGATGACCGGATTTTGTGTTTTTTTCGCCATATCAGAAATGATTAGTGCGTTGATCGTTGCTTCCGTACCGGATGATTGCACCCGTTTCTTCGCCATCTTCGTCCTCGGCCTTCGGGAGGTCGGCGGCGATATCGCCCTTCTGCACACCCTTCAGCCAGGCAATTGCACGCTCGTAGCGGTCCTGCCGCAGGGCCATGTCGGCCCCGGCATTGCACAGCACCACCAGGTGCCAGATGGCAATGTCCTTACAGAAAACAAGGAGCAGCGCATTGCGGTCCGATCCGGCTTCATCAAAAATTGAATCGGTGTCGTAAGCTCCCAGGTAGCCTTTTGCCTCGCCAATGGCGGCGTCGATGGCGGCTGTGACCAGGTCGTCGTCTTCGCGGGTGATCACATCAATGCTTTCTTCGTATAAGTGCGACTCGAGGTCGCTTTTTTCAAGAAATGCCATATCGGTTAATTTTTTTGTGTGTCGTAAAATTGCATTGGTATCAGCTTCGTAACATTCACATTGCGGTTCCATTCGCCGCTGTGCTTTTTCGCTTTCACATCGTAGCGGGTCATGATCTGGTACCGCCCCCGAAGGAAATAAACACGGTAGCGCTTGTTCTCCTTCCGGCTCAGTCGGTCGGCCTTTTTCTGTGCCCTCCGCAGCATGTAGGGGCTCCCCCAGAAGCGCACAACCAGCAGTTGAATAACGTTCAAAATGCGTTTAAGCATGATTTTTCGTTTTCGATTTCATATACAATATTGATCGAAGCCATACGGGCAATGGTATGCTCGAGCTTTGCGCCGGGGCTGTCGCCCCAGCCGGTGAGCATGTACACCGCATCGCAGGCAAGCAGCGCCGGGATGCAGTCGGCCATGTAGTGTTTCCACTCTTTCGCTTCGTGGTACGGGCTGATTTCGCACGGGTTCACCGCCTCGAAGCCTATCTTCCTGATTTGCGCTGCTGCCTTGTCGAAGCGGGCTTTCACTGCGTCGTAAGGCAACCCCGATATTTTCCCTGCGATATATATTTTCATCAGAAGCGCTTTTTGTTGGGTGATTTCTTCCCTATTGCATACGAGCCGGCAGCCAGTGCCGACAGTTTCTGGTTGATGATCCACACAGCGCCTTCCACGGCATCGGGGCCGTCGGCAGGTGCCGGCAGCTTGGGGGTGACAAGCAGGAACTGCTCTTCGAGCCGCTTCATGTGCGGGTTGCCCTGCTCGGCCTCGTTCAGCACCAGCTTGCCCATCCGGTTCAGCGGTTCCAGATTTCCCTCGATGCGGCTGAACTTGTCTGGTTTCGACCGTGTGTCGGGGATGATCCCCACTACGGTGCCCATCTCCTTCGCTTTTTTTGCGAACAGCGGAATGAATACCTGCTCGTAGAACGGGTCCTGGAGCTTGTTGTTTTCGATGTAGTTGTACAACTGCGTTTTCTCGTTCACGTACTGGCCGATGTAGTAGTACCAGTTCACGAACTCGTCGTTCACCACATGATCGAGAAAGCCGGTGACGACATAGAAAATGCCGTCGCGGAAACCAACCAGGAAGCCCGATTTGTACGATCCTTTCCCGTTCGCTGAGTTGCTCGGGGCCGGGTCGCCGTAATACACCAGGAATGGGAACGATTTCAGAGCAGGAACCTTTCCCCAGGTCATTTCAGTGAAAACATCGCCTACCGACACCGGGTTGTTGAAATATTCCTTTTGCGCGCTGGCGGTGCTGATGATCGAAAGTATCTTGTCGATATCGGCTTCGCTGTTTTTTTCAGGCCAGCTGGAGCGCCCTTCGGCATCGCGGATATTGACAATGTCGGTATGGTCGGCCATGTCGATGGCGCGGGTAATACAGCAGTCGCGGGCAATGATGTTGCCGTTGAATAGGATGCGGTAGTTGCCCGATACCGACACGGTGGGGATGAGTGCCTGCTCGATCCATTCCCATTTTTTTTGAATGCGGTCGGGGTTGCGGGTTTCCTCGTCGGTATCAATGTCATCGACAAGGATGAAATCAGGCCGGATGGCTTCGTTGCGCGACCCACGGGGCGACTGCCCTGCACCCAGTGCGCGGAAGGCGACCCCTCCGTTGGTGACGAATTCGCCGATTTCCCAGCTCCCCACCTTCTGCTGTGTGCTGTAGTCGTTGAGCAAACGCAGGTTGCTTTCAAAGTTGATCATGAAAGGCATGAGCAGCCGCTCGGCGTTATCCTGGCTGTTGCTGATCAGGAGTACATTTTTCACATCGCCGGTCATAGCCAGGTAGGTCACCTCCATCATCGAGCGCACCGACTTGGCGAGCTCGCGGCTCCAGGCGCGCACCTCGTACCAGCGCCGGTTCTGTAGCAGCCGGCGGGTTGCCCGGGTGTGGAACTTTGCCGGACGGCTGGTGTAGTAGTGCGGGAAATAGTAGGCGAACCACTCTTCAGGGTTCCGCTCGAGCCTGGCAATGCGGCTGATGCGCTCGGCATAGCTCTCGGTGGTGTCGACAACCGTGGCTTTCAGCAGTGAGTCGCGGTATGCCCCCCAGTCGATGACGGCCTGGCGCTCGTCGGTTTTCAGCCGTTTCATCGCAGGTTCTCCTTAATAAAAGCATCGAACCAGGGCACGAATTCCTGCGCCTTTAGCAGGTCAGTCTTGCGTATCCAGGTGAGAAACTTCTTAGACACCGAAACAATGTCGGCAATACCGACATCATTTTCCATTTTTTGTATGGCGGCAGCAAGTTTCCCGATTGTGTCGGCTTCGCTGGGGGTGGCATATTTCTGTCCTTCGCGCTCGGCGATTTCCTTGTTGATCTCGGCAAGCTGGCGGTACATATTGCGGAGCTGCTCCTCGCGGGTGATGGTAATCGAAACCCGGAGCTGGTCCCACTGCTCGGCCTGTGCCCAGCGGCTCACGGTTTGCTCCGACACGCCCATCCGGGCGGCGACCTCTTTCTGTGTGAGGGTTTCGTGTATGAACAAGAGTCTCGCGAGTTCACGTATCTGCTCCCGCTCTTTCTTTTTCATGTTTTTTCACGAAAATAGCTACAAGTAGCTACTTCATATATTATCGTAATTAGTGTTCCCACATTCGTTACAACCCTTACAAAGAAAGTTGATAGCCTGAAAGATAGCCCTTAAGTTCGCCTGAAAATCGAAAACATGAAAAGCTTCGTGCTTCATGACGAAACGGTAAACACACACGGGTTCAGGCTGCTGACCTCGGGGGCCAACCTCACCGAATTCCGGAAGAATCCCGTAATGCTGCTCAATCACAACGACTGGTCGATGCCTATCGGGAGGTGGGACAACATCAGGGTCGAAGGCACGCAAATACTGGCCGATCCGGTTTTCGACATAAATGACCCCGTCGGCGCACAGGTGAAAAGCAAGGTCGACAACGACTTTGTGCGTGCAGCCTCAATAGGCGCCTGGCCCCCTGAGCAGATGGCCGACGATCCGGCCCTGCGCCTCCCCGGGCAAACCGGCCCTACCGTGACGAAGTGGACCATCCGCGAGGCTTCGATTGTTACTATTCCCGCAAACCACAACTCAATTGCTTTTTACGACCGCACGACCGGTAACCTGGTCGACAGCGGCGAAATCCTGAAACTGTTCGACAAAAATCAAAAAACACAAAAACAAACAGAAATGAAGTCATTGCTGACATTATTGAAGCTGGCCGACACGGCTACCGAGGCCGAGGCCCATGCAGCGATGCAGCTTGTGCTGAACGACCGCGACCGGCTGAAAGCCGAGAACGTGACGCTTGCAGGCCGCATCGATGAACTGAACACTGCCGACAAGGCACGGAAAACAGCCGAAGCCATTTCCCTGGTCGACGCTGCTGTGAAAGACGGGCGTATCGACGCTGCTGCGAAAGAGAGCTATCTGACGCTGTTCGACAAGGACTACGAAGCTGCGAAAACGGCACTCGCTGCCATTCCGAAACGCGCAAGTGTTGCCGGGCAGATGCAATCCCAGCAGGGCCAGGACAACCTCGAGTTTGCCGACCTGCAGAAAGCAACCTGGGACGAGCTCGACAAGGCCGGGAAACTGGTGTTGCTGCGCGACAAGTACCCCGACCTGTACTCTGAAAAGTTTGAGAAACGCTTCGGAACCAAGCCGAAAAAAGCCTGAAATAATTGAAAAATAAGGAAATATGAAAACAAAAGGAATTTTTGCGATTTGTATCCTGCTGCTGAACCTGGTGGTTGGCGGTCTGGTGGCCGCCGCCTCCGGGTTGAACCCGCTTGCGCTGATAGGCGGAGGGGCTGCGCTCTCGCTGTTTGCGAGTACCCCGAAAGGGGCATTCACGATGGCTATTCAGAAGGAAATATGGATGAACTCGATCGTTGAAGGCCTGTTCGCCGACAACCTGTTCATATCGAAAGCATTCAATGCCGACGAGTTTGTGAATGCCGGCAAAACGGTACACATACCCAATGCCGGGGCGCCGAGCTCGGTGACAAAGAACCGTAACTCATTCCCGGCGAGCGTAACTACAAGAACTGATACCGACCTTGAATTCTCGCTCGACGAGTTCACCACCGACCCGATCCGCATACCACATGCCGACACGGTTGAGCTGAGCTACAACAAGCGCGAGAGTGTACTCCGTCAGGACAAGGCGAAACTGGTCGAAACCGTTTGCAACGACTTTGCATATAAATGGTCGCCGGCATCGACTTACACGATCCGCACCACCGGCGATGCTGTTGCTGCTCATACCCCGAGTGCAACCGGGTATCGCAAGGCATTCACAAAAAGCGATGTGAAGAACGCGATGGACTATTTCAACAACCAGGACATACCGCAGGAAGGACGTTACATGCTTGTCGACGCGGTAATGTACGGCCAGTTGATGGACTCGCTCACCACCCAGGAAGCAATGGCATTTCACAGCCAGGTCGACCTGTCCAACGGGGTGCTGGGCAAGCTGTATGGATTCAATATCATGATGCGATCGAAAGCATCGCGTTATACCTACCTGCTCGCACCGAAAGAATGGACTACAGCAGGAGCTGCCACCGACCATGCGGCAGTGCTGTGCTGGCATACCAACAGCATTTGCAGGGCGCTGGGCGAAGTGGTGCCGTTCGAGAGCCTGAACGACCCGACCTACTACGGCGACATCTATTCGTTCCTGATCCGTGCCGGCGGAAGAGCCATGCGGGATGGGGTCGAGGGGCTGCTCGCCATTGTGCAGGATACTGAAGAAGAACCCGAAAGTTGATTCCCCGATGTGCCGGTTTGGGGCGGGACTTGCGCCCGCCCCTTCTTCCGGAATAACCGAAAAAAAACAGAACAATGAGCGAAATCAGAAGTATAGGACTTACCTACATCAAGTTAGGTGATATTGCCGAAGACGGGGGAATGGGCACCAGCCTCACCGCACTGGGCGTGACCTACCGCGACAGCGCCGACTTCATCCAGGACGATCCGGAGATCAACAATATCTTCTCTGAAGAAAACGACGATCCGGAGGAAACCATCGAAACCGAAGGGGTGAAGCGGGTGAAATGGTCGATTATGAACTACGACCCCGACACGCTTATCAGGGTGCTGGGAGGGACTTCGACCGGTGTGGCCCCGAACAAAATATGGAGCGCCCCGGCTGCGAAGGACCCGATCGAGCTCTCGATCGAGATACTGACGAAAAAGAACATCAAGATACAGATACCGCGTGCGCACATTGCAGCGAAGATCAACTGGGCATTCCGCCGCAACGGGGTGGCCCTGGTCGATATCATCGCCACCGTGCTCACGCCTACGAAATCGGGAACCGCAAAAGTCACTGTACAGAATGTCGAAGACTTACCGGAAAGTTAATGCCCCTCCGGGCACTGAACTGAGAGCTGCCGAAACGATACTCGAAAAGGGGATAAGGGTACAATTACCCGCCCCCTTTTTTCTTCCCTGGAAGCGGCAAATGTCGGCAGTGATACACGAGCCGCCGGGGGGCGCGCTGTTCGAGATTGCAGCCATCAGTCTTGGGTGCGGTCTCAACATCGACGAGGTGCTTGCAGGCGAGGCGGGCATACACCGGCTGATCGCCACGCACATGAAGCCGATGTACCGCATTCTGGCCGTGATGTTCCTGCGGCGGAAGTGGAAAATACGGTTCTTTTCTCGCATGGCCGGGCGCTGGCTGATGAACCGCCTGCCGGCGCGCAAGGCTGCCGAGCTGCTGTTTGTCGGCTTTGCCTACGCGGGGTACGAGCATTTTTCGACTTCTATCAGATTGATCGTGCAAACGAGGATAACGATGCCACGGAATCTGAGTCCGGACGAAGAGGGGAGTTAGCAGGCCGTCACACCGGCCTCCATAGCCCCTGGGGAACTATATGGAGCATAGCGCAGGCAACAGGATGGAGTATGAACTATATACTGTGGAAAGTGAGTTGGATAAACCTGAAAATGATGATTGCCGATGCACCCCGGTACGAAAGCGGGACACACACAAAACGGGGGAAACCCCTTGAAACCGAAGATGAAATAGCTGAATTTCTGGCATAATGGCACTACAACCGGTTGACATAGAATTCGTACTCAAAGGCGACGTTGAAGCACAGCTCAAGCGGGTGTCGGCTACGGTCGCTGGCGAAAGCGAGGCGCTGAAAAGGCAGGTTGCCGAGTACGGGAAAACATTCTCGTCGAGCTACGACAAGAGCGCTACCTCGATAGCAGCCATGAGCGACAAGCTGGCAGCCATGAAGCGGATATACAGCGAGCTGAGCGAGCAGGGCCGGAAGTCGGAATTCGGGCGGATATTGTCGGGGAATATCAACGAGCTGAGCCGGGGCATTGAACGTGCCGAAGCCCAGAACCGCACCTTCCTACAGTCGATCAAGGCGATGCCGGGCCCGATGGGGGCGACCGTTTCGTCGATGGAGCAGATGACCAGGGCAGCCATGCGGTTCATTGCGACCCCAATCGGTGCGGTGATTGCTGCGATAGTTGTTGCATTGAAGATGCTCACAACATGGTTCCGCAGTAGCGAAGAGGGCGAGCATGCCCTTGCAACCACGACGGTATATTTCAAGCAGATACTCGAAGGGCTGAAAGACCCCATCGAGGCAGTGGGGAAGGCGCTGTACGATGCTTTCACCGAGCCGAAAAAAGCACTCGAGGCGCTGGTTGCCTTCCTGAAAGGGCAATTCACGTACCGTATTGAGGCGCTGCAAAAGTTCTACGATATCGCCAAGCGCGTGCAGGAAGGTGACTGGAAAGCGCTTTTCGATTTCCCCAACGCTTTTATGCAGCTCAACCTTGGCATCGAAGACCCCGTAAAGCGCACACTCCAGTACGCAAAGGGGGTGAACGACCGCGCCAACGAGCGGGTGAAGATACAGGGCGAACTGAACAAGCTCGACGTGGAAGAACGAAACTGGTCGATTGAGCGCGAGCGCCTTCAGACGAAAATCAACGAGCTGCAACTCGATAGTTACGATCAGGAAAAGTCGGCTGCAGAACAGCGGAAGTCATTGCTGCAGGCGGCAGAGCTGTACCGGAAGGTAGGCGAAAAGGATGTCGACATTGCAAAGCGGAAGTACGACCTCACAAAGCGCATTGCCGACCTCGACGAAAATACGAAGAAAGACAACGAGGAGCTCGCCAACCTCGAAATCGACATGATACGCAAGCAGGGCGAAAAGGCTAACAACGTGCGCAGCCTCCAGCGGCGTATCAACACCCTGGGCAGGCAGGAGCTGAAGGAAAGCATCAGCGACATTGAGGTGATTCAGAAGCAAATCGAGAAGCTGAACAAGGAGCTGCTCACAGCCGGCGAAGGCGAGCAGAAGCTGATAGCAGCCCGGATAATGACCCTTGAGAAGGAACTGAGCCGCCGGATAGATATTGCCGAAGAGGCGAAAAAGGCGGCACGGGCCGAGCTGTACGGCACAAAAGTACCTGAAAGCATTACGAAAGAAATCAAGGTGCGCACGGTAACCGAGATCGTTCCCCGCACCGAGCTCGACAAGGCAGCGGCGGCACTGGTGGAAGCGAACCGGAAGCGTATAGCCGAAATAGCTGCAGAGATCGACGCACTGAACAAGAAAAGCGCAACCGCAGGCGCCGGGCAGCAGGCGCAGATCGACAAACGCATAGCTTCGCTGCAGTCGGAGCTCAAGTGGCACCAGGACATCACGGCTGAAATAGCCGGCATCAAGCCGGTGCCCGACCCGTTTGCGAACATCGAAAAGCTGAACCTGAAAGCAATCGAGGACATTAGTCTGCAGATTGCGAAGCTGCAGGAGGAAGCCGCCGGGCTCGACAAGTCGCAGACAGGCGAAATCGACAGGAAGATTGAGAAGCTCGAAGGTGAGCTTGCCCGTCGCCGACAGCTTACCGGCGAAATCGAAAAGGCACGCAAGGAGCAGGACAAAATCCAACTACCTGGCGGTGACGAAGGGTTCGGGGCAACTGCTTCGCTGATAGCCGAGAGCCAGCGCCGGATCGCTGAAATCACTGCCGAAATCGAAACACTCAGTAAGAAAAGCGCAAACGCAGGCGCCGGGCAGCAGGCGCAGATCGACAAACGCATAGCTTCGCTGCAGTCGGAGCTCAAGTGGCATCAGGACATTTCGGCTGAAATAGCCGGCATCAAGCAGGTGCCGAGTCCTTTTTCGATGCTCGAAAAGCTGAACCTGAAGGTAATAGAACAGCTCTCAGAGGAAATAAGGAAACTGCAAGAGGAAGCCTCCCGGCTCGACGGGGTGCAGGCCGAAGAACTCGAGAAAAAAATTGCAAAGCTCGAAGCCGAGATCGTGAAGCGGAAAGAGCTCACTGCCGAAATAGAGAAGGCCCGCAAAGCGCAGGAAACAGTGAAGATGCCCGAAGGGGGCGAAAAGTTCTCGGACAACGTGAAGGAGGGGGGCGTGGAGCTCGACAAGCTGAAGAAGAAAATTAAGGAGAACGAGAAGCTGGCTGCCGAAATGGCCGACGCTTTCAATGCCGAGCAGGTGCAGCAATTCGCAATGGCTGTGAACGATGTTCTATGGACTGTCACCGAAATTACCAACCGGTACGCCGAACAACTGGGGCTGAATGAGGAACAGGTTAATACAATTAATCAGTTTTCGGACATCATTTCAGGGATGACCGACCTGGCGATGGGCAACTATGTTGATGCCGCCGGGAAAATTATCGGCTCAATAATCTCGATTTTTGCGGTGTCGAAAGAGGAGATGAATGTGCATTTCGAGGAAATGCGGGTTAACATCGACGGGGTGATATCATCGCTGCAGAAGGCACAGGAGGCAATTGTGAACATCGGGTCGGGGAACTCGGTGCTGTCGCTGGCCCGGCTCGAAAGGGAAATGAAGCTTTTGCGCACGGAGGCAGAGGCGCTCAACTATGCAACCCGGAATGTGAGCTATGGGCCCACCTGGTTTGAAATGGATTTCTCTAATATTTTCGGCGAGTATGTGAGCCAGGTGCAACTGATCAGGGATGAAATTGAACTGCTCACGAAGAAACTTACAAGCGGAAACCTCAACAATGCACAGCGGGAATCGATCGAGGCGGTACTCGACAGCTACAATGCCCTGATATCGCAGATCGATTCGATTACACAACAGATGACAGGCACCACGGTACGGGCATTGTCGGAGTCGCTGGCCGAGGCATTCCTCAACGGGATACCGGCAGCCGAGGCCTGGGGCGAAGAGGTGAGCAATATAATTAAGCGGATTACCGTGACCGAAATGAGTACCCGCTACCTGGTTGAGCCGATCCAGAAAGCCATCGACACTTTGATGAAGGGCACCGCCGACGGCCTCGATACCTGGGAAGCGGCGCAGTTCAAGGCCACAATGGACCAGCTGGCGCAGTCGGTAGGGCCTGCCTTTGCGGCAGCCCGCGAAGCGCTGCAGGGCATCGGTATCGATATAACGTCGCAGGCCACCGACCTGTCGCCGGTCACGGGGGCGATATCGGCAATTACAGAAGAATCGGCCTCGCTGATCGGAGGGCAGTTGATGGCAACGCGCAACGATCTGAAGGTGATTGTGCAGCAGGCCCTGGCACAGGCCGAAAAGATGGATCTGAACCTGGCATACCTGTCGGAAATAGCGAAGAATACCCGCTACAACGAGCGGCTGGTGTCGATCGATGAACAATTGAAACAAGTGAATGTGAACCTTAAAAACTTATAAGTCATGAACGAAACAAGGACAGGAGTACGGACAAGCCTTCAGATCAGCGCATTCGGGGCGGTGACAGGCCTGTCGGCGGCGAACTTTTCGCTGGCAGAGAAGAAGGCATTTCTGATCAAGAACGACGGTACCGAGAATGTGACCCTCGAGGTACTCCCGGCAGTGGGGAGCACCTGGGTTGAAACGGTTTTCCAGCCGGGCTGGAACCCCGAGATTGTGCAGATGATCAGGAAAAACGCCAATAGTTTGACGCTGCTATGGGGATACTGATTGGCAACATGATCCATGCCGGGCGCAGGCTGGTGCAGCGCATACTTGCCCGGTTCGACTCGACGGCGATCACCTTCGACTCGACGGCTTTCACTTTCGACCAGGATGAAACTTAACAACGAAATGATATGAGTACAATACAAACCATAGGACTCGGGGCTGCCGCGAACGATAAAACCGGCGACAGCCTGCGCACAGCGGGGGGTAAGATCAATCAGAACTTCGCGAACCTCAATGCCGACAAGGCTGAAAAGACGAACGTGCTGGCGAAGGATAACACCACGGCCTTCACCCCCGCTGCCGACTACCACCCGGCAACGAAGAAGTATGCCGACGATGCAGTGAAGCCAACCGGGCGTACGAAGACCGAAGCCTTCACCCTTGCGCTCACCGACGCCGGGGGCGCGGTGGTGATCGACAGCCTCGACGATATAGCGGTGACCATCCCCCCCGACTCGGAGGTCAATTTTCCGGTGTGGAGCCGTATAACACTGGCACGGATCGGCCTCGGCAACGGCGTTTTTGTGGCAGGCGAAGGGGTGACCATGACAGGCAATCCGGCAACGGCATCCGGGAAGTTTGCAACAGCTATGAAGGTAGCTGCCGACACGTGGGTGCTGAGCGGCGAGGAGCATGTGCTCACCTGGGTTGACTTGCTGGCTGGGTTGAAGGCGGATGAGAATTATACTGAAATAGTAATAAGCAAACAGGCTTATGATGATGGGAAGATTGTTGTGATGGCTTACGATGTGTTGCAGGATACTATTGTATTATTACTTTCAGTAGACAACGGGGAGACGTGGAATGATATTACTCCGCTGTATGGTGCTGGCGACGGATACGAATATTTTGGTATTAATGGCACAAACATATTTTGTGTTGCTTGTGAAGAAGTTGGAGGGGAAAAATTATTGCTTTCAACAGACCTCGGAGTAACTTGGGAAGATATAACGCCAGACACAGGCGCATCACATACGAGTATATTTATTTCGGGAACAAAAATAGTCAGTGTAACGAGTATACAAATTGAGGAAGATTATGTAGAGAAGATATTTGTGTCAATTAATCTTGGCACCGACTGGGCCAATATAACGCCGGAATTTGGCGTGAGTGAATTTAGCGTTGTACTTGATGGTGATTCCATTGTCCTTTCAACAAATATTGACACGGGTGACGGCTTTTCGAAGCGACTCTTCATATCAACGAACTTGGGAATTAGCTGGGAAAACATAAGCATTGAAGGTATGATTGATTATGTTTCTTTGTTTCTTGAGGGAAATACAATACTTGTGAAAACCAATGATGGTGAGAACGATCTCATATCATTCACAGAAGACAATGGAGCAACGTGGGTAGAAATTTTCCGACCAGTTGTAGGCTCAGTCAACTTACCATCCCAAAGCGGTAATTCTATTTTTGTTTTTTCAGGAGACGAAAATGGCGTCAAACTTCTAATGTCTTCTGATTCGGGAGAAACGTGGGAGGAGCAAGTAGCCAATATTGATAGTTCTTATGTTCTTTTACAGGCAAATACATTCAGTGAGTATATTACATGTGCATATATTGATTAACATGAAAAAATACATCATTATCCGCAACGGCCTCCCAACCGGGGGCGTGCGCACAGCACCCTACGCGGGCACCCTGCCAGCCGGAGCAGTTGAACTCGAATACCGCAACACCACCAAGCCCGCTGCACAGGCAGGAATGAGGGTGTATGAAACCTTCCGCATCGAAGACGGAATATGCTGGCAGGCATGGCGGCAAACTCCCGTTAAGGCGAAATAAACCACACCAGTAATGCCTACAATTGACGAACGTGTTGCCGACCTCGAAGAGGTTACCGGCGCAGTAGTCGAAGTGTTAAACGAAAAAAACATCATCCCATGACAGCAATTGAACGCATCATGAAGTTTGCCGGAAAACGGCAGATCGAGATACGAAATAAGGCGAAAGAAAAAAGCAAGGCAGCCGACATCAGCAATGCCGCGAAGCAGAAGGAGCTGCTGTTGAAAATAGCCACCGACCTGGGGTATGTTGAAAAATGACAATTGACGGGGGAAATATCAGCGTATATGGCTTCCGCCTGCTAACCGTTACAAACTGGTACGGGTTGCCGGCACGGAAGGCGATTCTTCGCGAGCCGGCCTTCCTGGCAAACGATATGAAGTACGAAGCCCGCAAGCCGGTAGTGAAGCTGTTCGGTAAGTTCGACGACCTGGAGGAGCTGAACGCCGCTGTCGACGGGCTGATTGCCGTAATGCGCTCGACCCTGGTGCATACCATCACCATTGCCCGGCACGGCATGAGCTTCAACGGAGTATTCGATAATGGAATGAAAACAACCGTGCAAAAGAACAGTGTCACCCTTGAAATACCTATAACTGTACAGGAATGAGCTGGTTGCTCGACGATATTGATTTCGCCGATTACGGCGTGAAGGTGCGCAAGTCGCAGGGTGTGATCGACATGCCCGCGCTGATGGATGAAGGCTACAACTGGCTCGACGAAAACGGGCGCGACTACTGGCAGGATATTGCCGACTGCCGCTTTGCCGACCGCGAAATTGTGCTGTGGTGCTACCTGAAAGCAACCAGTTATGCGCAGTTCAAAAGCCGTTTGAACAGCTTTACAACGGCGATTAAGGCAGCCGGAAAGCGATGGCTTACCACCCCCTTCGGCACCGAAATTGAATGTTATGTGAAGCGCGAAATAGCGGTCGAACGGCAAGGGTCGTATGTGAAAAGCTGGCAGCTGGGCCTGTTCACCCTGTACCTGACGGTTCCGGGCGATACCCGATATAAGGTATACCCCATTTATCACGCCTCGGGGGCCCCTATTGTCGACTACCTGGTGACAGACAACCTTCGCATCAGCCGCAACCTGCAGGGCGACAGCTACGCAACCTGCACGGTCGAGAAGAACGTGCCGCTGGCGGTCGACATGTATGCCTATATCTTGATCAATACCAACGGGCTTAACTACGAGCCGTACTATTTCATGCACCGCCCCGAGGTGACCAAGGCAAGTACCAACAAGTTCACATACAACCTGCGGCTTGAGCACGGGAGCATATTGCTGAAGCAGTCGCGTTTTCTGAACAACAGTGAAAGCGATTTCCCGCTGTATGCCGACCTTGAAACTATCGTTGACCTCGTTTGCGACAATGCCGACCGGTTCATCCCCGGGAAATTCATCGCCGGAACCATCGATGCCACCACCACCAGGCTGCACACCTTCAAGGGCGAAGACTGCCTGTCTGTTGTCAAGCGCCTGGCGCAGGAATATAAGCTCGAGTACGACGTAAGGTTTGTATATCCCGGATCGTACTATGTGATCGACATCAGGGAGCAGATAGCAGCAACGAAGGAGATCACACTTGAGTACGGAAAAGGGAAAGGGTTGTACGAACTGCGGCGCGGGCAACCCAACCGCGACAACCTGTGCACTGTGCTGTACGCATACGGCGCGGCGAAGAATCTGAAACCCGACTACCGCAGCGGAAAGCGCAGGCTTGAGTTCGATGGGAACCCACTGCGCAAAAACGACGAAACGTACATGGGGGTCGAAAAAGATGCTTTCTTCGACGATATATATCCCCGCCGGACCGGTACAGTAACGGGCTACACCCAGGTGCTGAAAGACGACCTTACCGACGCTCAGAAAGAGATATGGCCTGGCGGAATATACCAGGTCATTGACACATCGCTCGATTTCGACCTGAACGACTACCTCCTCGGAGGGCTGTCGGCGAAAATACACATGAACTCAGGGTCGCTCGCCGGGTTCGAGTTCGAGATAGCGCTGTACGACCATGCGAGCACATCGATGTACATCATACCATTCAAGGATGAGCGGGGGGCAGTATACCCGTCGGCATTGCTGCAGATTGCCCCCGACGATGAATATGTACTTGTCGATATTGACCAGCCCGAAAGATATGTGGCAGCAGCCGAGGCAGAACTTGAAGCTGCTGCCGGCGACCTGCTCGACCGGCTTTGCGAGCCCGACTACCCCTACGAGGCGACTGTCGATCCTGCTTTTCTGGCCACAATAAGTGACCGGTTCGAGGTCGGCGACCGGGTTACGATCAAGGATACAAACCTCTCAATTGAGCAATTGTACCGCATCACCCAGCTGGTATATCATGCCTACACTGGCGTGTATGAGCTTTCGCTGGCCGAATTCAGGCAGTATACGAAGCGCGAGCGGCAGCAGATTGTGATCGACAAGATAGTCCGCACCATCGAAGCCACCAACGCACAGGAGGTTGAGACCATCCGCAAGGACCAGGAAACCACCAACGAACTGCGCAACCGCCTGCTCGACCCGATTACTGAAAAACTTCAACTCGATACACTTGTCCGCCACGAAAGCATCGACCCCGGAATGCTGGCTTTCGACGCTGGCGTGCCTCAGTTCTTTCTGAAGGGGATGATGGTGGAGGCCAACTACGGTGATGATCCGAACAAGGTGTATATTTCGAGCGGCTACCTGATCATTACCAATTATTACACCGAATGCCGGTACGACATCAAGAAAAAACGCGACGCGGCAATTGAGTACGATCCCTCGCGCTCGTGGTTCATCCAGGGACAGACATACGACCTGTCGAATACAAGTCTGCAATACGCATACGTTAAGATTAACCTCGATATTAACCAGGATGAAGGTGAAATCATATTCGACGACAAGCATATTGAGGTGAAACGGTACCTGTCGTCGGGGTATCTCTATTATAAGCTCGGCTATCTGACAGCCGTTGAAAGTCCGCGCGGGGTAGCAATGTTGTGGGGCAATGTGAAGCAACCGAGTAATATTGAGATTGCCCGCAGCCTGATCGGGATACCGAAGTACGGATCGCTGTACAACGAGGATGCCCTGACCGATGCGCGGAATATCTGCGCCCCCGGCTGGCACGTGCCCACACTCGCCGAGTTGGAAGCGCTGTACGACGAGGTGAACAACGGCATCCCCGATGATGAAACCGGTCTGGTTCTGAAGTCGCTTGGCTTGCAATACTGGGCTGAGGGGCATACCGCTAACGACCGGAAGGGTTTCGACCTGCGTGGCACAGGGAAAAGGAATGCTGACGGTACATTTGAGGGCATTCAGGAAATCGTTCACCTTGGGAGCACCACCAGCGATGTTTGGACTTTCGAGTACGACAACTCTGGATCGACGTTTGAGACAGTTGCGGCCAATGTGGGCCGGGTGCTGCGTCCAATTGCCGACACCACCGAGCTTGTCGATGAAGGACAGACAGGTTGGTATACCGGCAACGATGGGAAGATATACCGCACAAGGCTCATATACGGAGTTGAGTGGGTAGTTGAGAACGTTTCGGAAACCTACTACCAGGATGGATCGCCTATCGAAAAAGTGGAGGATGCCGAAGACTGGGCAGCACTGGAAAGCGGTGCCTGGTGTGTGTACGACAACGATGACTCGAACGGCTTCACAAAAGGGAAGATATCTGACTTTGTGGAGGCGAAGGCGAAGGATGGGGTTACCGACCGATATGTGGAGGATGCTATTTTTGATACAGAAAGCAGGGAGCTTAAATTGCAAAGAGCTGGAAATCTTTCAGATATTAATGTGAAAATACCTGAAACACCCATCACTCAAATTGTAAATTCAATCACAGGAAGCGGTGTTACCTATGGTTTTCTTTATAATTATTATGCTATTACTGATCTCAGAAATATATCAAGTTCAGATGATTGGATTATTCCCACACTATATGATGATGTTTTTACACTAAGAGATTATTTAGGTGGTGTTTCTGGAAATGGTGGAAAACTAAAAGAAACTGGCACAATATATTGGAATACGCCAAATACCGGAGCTACAAATGAGCTGAAATTCAACGCAAGGGCTGCGGGTATGAGAACGGAACCTTTTTCAGATAAGGGAAATAGGTCATTAATCCACACTACCAGTGAAGCAACAGAACCGCCAAACGGGACACATCGTTTATTTAGATTGGATTATGATTCGGCTGATATTAAGTATGACATGGTTTCATATTTATATAGTGGACATTCAGTCAGATTAATAAAAAGATCAACTGATTTATCAAACGGTGAAACTGGAATTTATATCGGAAATGATGGGAAAATTTATCCGACTATATGTATTGGATCACAGGAATGGTTGGCTGTAAATCTCATTGAAACAAAATATAGAGATGGATCACTAATCCCTGGACCAACATTCACCGATGATGAATGGAAATCACTTACTTCTGGGGCTTATTGTTTTTATGATAACGACATAAGTAATGCCGGAGAATTGCCTTTAATGAATCATAATCATTTAGGAGGATTACAGGGAGGCAAAGAAACCGAAAGATATCATTTGACAAAGGAATTATCAGATTTTTTATCCAATATATTTTTGTATGGATATAATGGATCATTCACGGCTGACGGGAAAACAATCCATGTTGATTATGGTATTATTACTTATATTGAATAATTCGCCTTACATTATATCTGATATCAAATGCGGAATAGCGAAAGGATTGTGTGTACACAAATTAATCACCATGATTACTATGATTGAAATACCAGCAAACCCCAACATGGAAACCCTCAAAATAGTGATGTGGGTGGCCGTCGGCATCATTGTGATGCTGCTTGCAATAGTCGGGTACTTCGTGCGTGTGCACCTCTCGGGCGAGAAAGGGCGGATCGACAAGCTCACCGCTGTGGTCGACACATTGCGCGAAACAGTTACAACCATTAAGGGAATAGTCGATATCATCAAGAAAGAACAGGAGGAGCGCGATCCCCGCACCGAGCGACGCCTTAACGACCATGCCTGCAAGTTGTCGCGACACGACAAGGCAATTGTAAGGATCGAAACAAAGCTGAACATCAGAAACAAGGACACAGAAGAAGAAACAGAATAACATGAAAAAATTATTAAAAGTATGGGAATGGAAGGTCTGGGAACGGAAGTTCTGGGCAGGCCTGGGGAAAACCGAGTATTTCATCGGTTTCATAGCGTTTTGCGCGTGGCTGGCCATCGAGGTCGGCGGGAAGCTGTTCGGCTGGGAAACCTACCCTGTGGGGTACTGGCAGAAAATTGCCTTCGGGATACTGGCAACGTCGATCATATCGGCAGTTGGCTGGGTGTGGCTGGGGGCATCGTTCCCGGAGCTCAAGAAGCTGATCGATCCGGATAGTATGAATATACAACAGATTACGACATGGGAAAAGCTCAAATTAGCACTATTTTTCTGGGGCTTCTATGTTGGATCGGCAGTTCTTTTGTCGAGCCTGTATTAGAAGATCAGCCTGTCATACAGCGCAGCAGCCGGTTAAGGGAAAAGTTTGTTGCGCTGGCTGAATCGCAGCTTCATGTACGCGAAGCTACCGGCAACAACGACGGGCGCGAGGTTGAGATGTTCCTCCGCAGTGTAGGCCTCAAAAAAGGGCAACCGTGGTGCGCAGCTTTCGTGTCGTGGCTGCATATTGAAAACAACGTGCCAAACCCGGAGTCGGGCTATTCGCCCGACTGGTTCCGCGCAAACGTTGTGTATGCAGCCAGGCAGCCACGGATCACACCATTTGAGAGCCGCCCGGCGCAGGTCTTCGGCCTCTATTACGAGAGCAAGAAGCGTATTGCCCATGTGGGTATCATTACCGGTGAAACCCGGTTACATTATGAGACCATCGAGGGCAACACCAACACCGCAGGCAGCAACGAAGGCGACGGGGTGTACCGGAAAATACGGAAGAAGGAAACCATATATATGATATCGGACTTCGTGGGATATCAGGAAGTATTGAAAGCATTGAAAAATAACGAAAAACAAGAAAAAAATGGCACTCGGAAACAAAGTAGAAAACGCAATCATAGCGGCAATATCCGCTATCGTGTCGATCGTAGTCACAACCATGATTGTGAACCAGACCTCAATAGCACCACTTGAAAGGCAGATTGAGAAACAGAATGAGGTGATCATTGAGCTTGCGAAGATCGAGAAGTACAAGTACGAGATCAAGAACGACTTTGAAAAGATGAAGCCCAAGGAAGGGCAGATCATCGTCCAGCTCGACAACAAGCTGTCGGCCCTCCAGGTAACATCCGACTCTATGAAGGTAGATACAGTGAAGGAGAAAGCCAGGTTCTGGGACAGGGTGAAGTTCTGGAAGAAGCGCTAAGATAGGGGGCTTCAAAAAAGAAGCCCTGTCGCCGTCGGCAGAAGCTCTCACCCTCCTGCACGACATTTGAGGTGCCACAACACCACGACAAGGCAATGCCTTATCTGATGTTGTGGCATCAGTATTTTATGACGTGAGAGAAAACAAAGTTACAAAAAATGAAGACTCCGATAAGCTATTATGGAGGGAAACAAACGATGTTGAAACATCTGCTTCCATTGATCCCCGAGCACGTTCTTTACACCGAGGCGTTTGCAGGCGGGGCAGCCCTGTATTTCGCAAAGGAGGCCTCTGAAATGGAGGTCATCAACGACATTAACTTCAATTTAATTACCTTTTATCGAGTATTGAAATGCCGTTTTAGCGATCTTCAATCGAAAATAGAAACTACACTTCACAGCAGGGCCACGTACGACTATGCCTGCTGGGTGTACGACAATCCACTGTATTTCGATGAAATAGAAAGGGCATGGGCAGTATGGGTGCTGTCGAAGATATCGTTTGCATCGAAATTGGGCGGCTCGTTTGGCTATGATCGTAACGAGAATTGTATCTGTAAGAAGCTCGTCAATGCAAAAGATATGTTCACAGAAGAACTAAGCAAGCGGCTTGAGAACACGCAGATTGAGTGTACATCAGCCCTCCGGGTGATATCGAGCCGGGATTGTCCAGGTGCTTTTCATTTTGTTGACCCGCCATATATCAACAGCAACTGTGGGCATTATAGCGATACCTTTAACCTTGCCGATTTTGAGGAATTGCTTGAGCTGCTCAGTGGTGTGAAGGGTAAGATGATGCTGACAATGTTTCCGCATTCTGTACTGGCCGATTATGTGAAGCGTTATGGCTGGAAGGTGGTAGAAGTTGAGCGGTTAATATCAGCCAGTAAAAGCAGTCGGCGCAGACAAGTTGAGCTAATAGTTTCTAATTTCTGAGAATTTGCACATTTCGTTTTTATATTTGTGTACTTTTTGATTTTGTGATTATA